ACCGTTCCGACACATAAACAGTTTATCATTGACGAATCATATTGTCTTGCACAGAATGTATATTTTGAAGCACGAAACCAACCACTCGCTGGTCAGATGGCAGTTATATCTGTCACGGTCAATCGTGTAAACGACAAACGATTCCCCAATAGTATTTGTGGTGTAGTCTTTGAGGGCCCACACCGTCCTAGTTGGAAAGACAACACGGTTATGATACCTGTAAAGAATCGTTGTCAATTCAGTTGGTACTGTGATGGTAAGAGTGACCGTATTCATGACATGGAAACATTTGACCGAATATGGCAGTTGACCACTGGTGTTGTAGATGGTAGTTATACCATTGCAGATATCACAGAAGGTGCAACACACTATCATGCAGACTATGTAGAACCAGCATGGGCAAAGACTAAGACTAAGACGATAGAGATTGAAGACCACATCTTCTATCGTTGGGAAATTCAAGAATGAAGTCCTTGACATTTCTAATATTTCTTAGTATAATGTTATCTGGTTGTATGCAAACAGTTGAACTAGGTTCGACACTGTATAAAAAATATTGGTTGGAGACTATTGGATGAATATATTCTATCTTAACAATGACCCAAAAGTTTGTGCTCAGATGCACAACGATAGTCATTGCAGTAAAATGATTATTGAGTACGCACAGTTGATGTCCACTGCACACCGTTATCTTGACGGTGAGTTTTATTATGGTAAGACTGCAGCAGGACGTAAGATACAACGGTGGAGAATGAATAGTAATCTTGAACACGTTTTGTACAAGGCATCTCATGTCAAACATCCTAGTGGTATTTGGGTACGACACTCAAAACAAAATTATATGTGGTTGTATGAGATGTGGACTGAACTGAATACAGAGTTCATGTATCGTTACAACAAAGATGTACCTCATGAGAGTTATCGTAAACTAAATGATGCACTGAAAGAACCACCAAATAATATGTATGATTTGGGTTTCTGCGAACCGTATCAAGCAATGTTTGATGACGTAAAGAATCCAAACAGCTCAATTCGTGCATATCACGACTACTATATAAAGTATAAGCAACATTTAGCGAAGTGGACGAAAAGAGGAATGCCTTACTGGTATGAACAGGCAGCATGAGTAGTTTAGTTGATAAAGAACCAGAGCGTTATTATGATTGGATGTTATGGAAAATGAGGCAGGAGGCAGATATGGAAGACCCTGTTGATGATGTAACAATACACAATAATCTTAGAGGATGGACTAATACTACTTCTACTGTAACTAGAGAAGAATTACTCAAAAGAGATATTTCAGAAATGCAATATCAAGTTCATAATTTGCAAATGAGAGTAAAAGAGTTAACTGAAGAGTTAGATAGATTGAGAAAATAATGCCGTATTATAATTTTAAAAACAAAGAAACTGGTGAAGAATTTGAAGAGTTCTTTACTATGTCTGGTCGTGAGGAATATCTAAAAGATAATCCACACATTCAACAAACCCCATCAATATTTTCAATGTCTGGTGGTACAGGTGACCGCATCAAGAACGATGCTGGTTGGACAGAAAATCTACAACGTATTGCAGAAGCACACCCATCATCTAATTTAGCAGATAGGTATGGTAAGAAGACTACCAAGGAAATTAAGACAAGAGATGTGTTGAAGAAACACAAAGTGATATAAATAGTACTGTGCCGGTGAGATACCACAGCACCCTCGCAAAGAGATTGGAAGCTGAGTGGTCAATCCACCATTGCACAGGAGCGATAGTGAACCTATCGCTCCGACTTTAATTATAGTGAGTAAAAACATGGCAAAGAAAAAAGATGTGACAATTGATAGTTTGGTGAAAGTCAAACCAATTACGGATAATCAAAAACTCGTATTTAACGAGTATGGAAGTGGAAAGAATTTATTTCTACACGGTGCTGCTGGTACAGGTAAAACATTTATCTCACTGTATCTTGCATTACAACAAGTTTTAGACCCATCAACCCCATATGAATGTGTATACATTGTAAGAAGTGCAGTTCCCACTAGGGAAATTGGATTCTTGCCAGGCGATGAAGAAGATAAGACTGCATTGTTCCAAGTACCATATCAGAACATGGTACAGTTTATGTTTGAACAAGCGTCCGATAGTGCGTTTAGTATGTTGTATGACAGACTAAAAGTACAGGGTAGTGTTATGTTCCTCACCACCTCATTCTTGCGTGGTATCACATTAGATAATGCTATCATCATAGTCGATGAATGTCAAAATCTAAACTTCCACGAATTGGATACTATCATGACCAGAGTAGGACAGGATAGTAAGATTATATTCTCTGGTGATTATTTCCAGACTGATTTACAGAAGAATGGTGAGAAAGAAGGACTAGGTTCATTCATGGCAATCCTTGAAGCGATGGAAGAATTCTCTACGGTTGAATTTACTATCGGAGACATTGTACGTTCTGGTTTGGTTCGTAGTTATCTAATTAATAAAATCAAACAGGGAGTTGAAATATAATGGCAAAGATGTACAGTAGTCCAATCGCTCATGAAGGTACTTCAAAAGGTACTTCTATGGGAAAGAAACCAATTACGTCTACAATGAATAAACACAAAAGACGTAGTTACAAAAAATACAGAGGACAAGGTAAATGAGTAATTTTGATGAATGTTTGAAACTCATACTCCACCACGAAGGCGGATATGTGAATCATCCTAAAGACCCAGGCGGTGAAACTAACATGGGCGTCACCAAGAGGGTCTACGAAAAGTGGTGTATGGAGAATGACCTTACCCAGAAAGACATGAAGGATTTAGAATTTGAAGATGTCGCACCTATCTACAAAAACAACTATTGGGATAGAGTAAAAGCAGACCAAATTCCAGAAGGTTTAAACCTTTGCGTGTTTGACTGGGCTGTTAATTCTGGTACAGGAAGAGCTGCAAAGAAACTTCAGTCAATGATTGGTACAGTTGCAGATGGTGGTATCGGGCCAAACACTCTTAAAAAACTAGATGAGTATATTGACAAAGAAGGTGTTGAGGGTGCGATTGCAAACTACACTGAAATCAGACAAGACTTCTATGAAAGTCTAAGTACATTCGATACCTTTGGTAAGGGATGGACTAGAAGAAATACAGAAACCGAAACAGAAGCGTTCAAGATGGCAGGAGTTTATTTACCAAATTAACCTTGACAAATCTGTTTTACTTTGATATAATTATGAATATTAACTTGAGGAAATATTATGTTTACACACAAACCTGTAGAAATACAAGAACTACAAACCAAAACTGTTAACCGAAAACGGTTTTATCTCACACCAGATGGCAAAATGTATCCATCTATCACAACTGTCTTGGGAAACCGAAAGGCAGAAGGTCTTCACGCATGGCGTAAAAAAGTTGGTGACGATGTTGCAAATTACATCGCACGAACTGCTGCTGCAAGGGGTACGAAAGTACACCATATGTGTGAGGACTTTTTAAATAACAAAGAAGTAAAAAGAGAACCATTTCTCGCTGCAGCGTTGTTTAGTCAATTGGAAAAGACTATCAGTGAAAAGGTAGACAATATCTATTCACAAGAATGCGGTTTGTATTCTAATAAATACATGGTTGCTGGTCGAGTAGACTGTATTGCAGAATACAATGGTGAACTATCCATTATAGATTTTAAGACTTCTCGTTCAGAACGTAATGACGATTGGAATGAGAACTACTACATTCAAGCATCTGCATATGCAGAGATGTTTGAAGAACGCACTGGTCATGCAATCAATCAGATTGTGATTCTAGTGGTAACAGAGGATGGAGTTGTCCAAGAATTCATCAAAGATAAGAATGATTATCTGGGGATGTTGGTAGAAGCGGTTGACGATTTCACCCAAGCATGGGAAAAAGAAAATGAAAAATTGGATGAAAGTCCTGCCGTTATCGGCGCTCCTGTTTAGTAGTGTTGCATTCGCACAAGAAAAGGATACACAAACAGAACTAGAAAAAAAAGGAATGTTTTACTGGGCTCAAAAACCAGCACAATGTTCTAGTAGTGATGCAGTAGTTGAACAACTGAAAAGGCATGGAGAACTTCCTACCGTCTGGATGGAAGGTCTTACTGGAATGCCGAATGGTTCTTTCAATGGTTCAAAATTTGTTATTGCAATTAATCCAAAAGCAAACCCTGTGACATGGACACTACTTGAATTTGTTGATAATGGAAAACAGGCTTGTATTCTTGGATTTGGTCAAGGAATGATAAATATCAGTACACCAGAAACAGATGGTGTGAAAACATGACCACAATCTGGCACCTATTATTGACAGTGTGCCTTGGAAGTACCTGTGTAGAACAGGATGTCCAGTGGTTTGATGAAGAACAAAAGTGTAAAGAACTATTACCAGTGTATGCTGGTATTCCTACTGATGGTGATTGGGATACAGTCGAATATATCTGCAAACCTGTAGGAAGTAAAGGAGTATAGAATGTACGAATATAAATGTAAACTAGTCAAGGTCGTTGATGGTGACACAATTGATGTTGACATTGACTTGGGATTTGGTGTCTGGATGCAAAATCAGAGAATTAGAATGTATGGAATTGATACGCCAGAATCTAGAACATCTGACCCAATTGAAAAGGTGTATGGTAAAGCTGCATCTGCGTTTCTAACTAAA